CAGAGAAATAAATATTATTAAAACAAATCATCTTAAACATATGCACGAAGATATAGATAAGATAGATGCAAAATTTGATAAACTCACATCTTGGATAATTTATGGAGTTGGTGCAGTAGCATTGTTGTTCTTAACCCAGATACTTTACTTTTTATCAAAATAATATACAACACATACTTGTATGATTTACAAATCAGTTTTGATTATAAGCGATACTCATGTTCCCTATCATGTTCCTGAACTAATACCCTTTTTAAAATTATTAAAAAAAAAATACAATCCAGATAAAGTAATTCATATAGGAGATGAGTTAGATAAACACGCTATGTCTTTTCACGACTCTGACCCTGATCTTCCTAGTGCTGGAGATGAGTTAAAAATGTCTTTACCAATTGTCAAAGAATTAGAAAAGCTATTCCCACAAATGGACTTGATGGACTCTAATCATGGTAGCTTAATTTATAGACGAGCATTAAAACATGGAATACCAAAAGCATATTTAAGAAATTACAATGATTTTTTAGAAGTAAGTAAAGGTTGGAAATGGCACGATGATTTAACAATAGATACACCTTTAGGAAAAGTTTATTTTTGTCATGGTAAAACAGCAGATGTACTTAAATTAGCACAATCTATGGGTATGTCATGTGTTCAAGGCCATTATCATAGTTCTATGGGTGTAAGATACTATGGCAACAGTTTAGGATTATATTTTGGACTACAAGTAGGTTGTATGATTGATTCTAAATCACTTGCATTTAGATATAACAAAGTACAAAAAGCTAGACCAATTATAGGTTGTTCTGTAATTCAAAATGGACTTCCAATCATTGAACCTTTCATTAAAGATAAATCTGGAGAATGGATAGGTAAATTACTTTAAAATATGCTTTTAAAACGTCACAGAGCCACAGAGAAAGCTACTGATAAACAAATAGGTGGTAATCACTATAAAGGCAAAATCCAGCCTATAGAACTAATTGTATCGCATAATTTAGACTTCATAGATGGTAACATAGTGAAATATGCTGTGAGAAACAAAAAGGGCGAGAATCTAAAAGAAAAATATGATAAAATTATACATTATTGTGAACTAGCAAAGGAATTAAAATGTGGTTAGGACTTGTAAAGTTTGGTTTAAAAACAGGTGCAGAAATTTGGAAAAATAAAAAAGAAGCAAAGATATTAGAATCTGTTGCAGAAAAAAAACAAATTCAGAGAGTCATTGATGGGGAGATCGAAATGGTCAAAACCATCAAAGAGCATCAGGCCAATGATTATAAGGACGAGATAGTTCTTATCTTGATCTCAATTCCACTGTTGGTGGCTGGTTGGGGAGTCTTTTCAAATGACCCAGAAATAATTGCAAAGCTAGATGCTTTCTTCGATCAAATAGATCGTTTCCCTTTATGGTTACAAGGTTTAATTATTGGTGGATACAGTTCTGTTCTTGGAATAAAAGGTGTATCAGCATTTAAGAAAAAGTAGTAATATGTCCAAATGGACAAATTAAAAATTGATGCAGTAATAACCGATTTAGAATTACAATTAGAAACTCATAACAACCCTTATGGTAGTTATGTTAATTTTAGATTTATTGATGTCTTTCCAAACTTTCCAAAAGTTAATCAAATGGTTGCAGAAATTAAAAATAGAAATGATGTAGATTTAATAAACTACGAATACACTTACACAGGAATAAAAGAAGATACAGATATAAAACATTTTGATATTACTTTAAACTAGGGTGGTAAGAGAGAGAAACCACCCTAGTATTTTGGGTCAATTCAAAGTGATAGTCATGTTTAAAAACTATCTTTATTCTTCCCAAAATTCTTTTAACGAGTCGCCAAGTCTCCCTGACGACTCTATCTATTAACTTACGAAAGGAGTAATAATTATTAAACAATAATTGTTAATAGAATTCATCAAACCTTTGAACTCAAAGCTAAGTCTCTTTTTAACTCTGATTGTTTTAAGCTAACATACTTGTCTAAATTGTTATAATGGTATCTGGCTCTTATCAACTTTTCTTCTGCTTCTGCATATTGCTTTACAACTTCTGTATATTCTTCATCAGTTCTAGCTTTATGTTCAGCTTCAATAACAGTTTTAGTATCTAATTTATATTTAAGAAATAATTTAGAATATGTAGCTTTACGACCCTCGTCTAATACAATTACTTTCTTATGCCAATCAGCCCACTCTTGTGATGCTTTTTCTAGTTCTTCATAAGACTTATTACTTAAACTCATATTAATATAACTCCTAATACGAAACCAATTACAAAAATTACATATTCTCGTCTATAATTTTCTTCTATTTTTTTCCAATCTTCTTTACTCTTTCCAAAAATAATCATGGGTATAATAACATCTCCTCTGCTTCTTGTTGTAATTGTTTTATTTGTTGTTTCAAACTATGATTTTCTTTTTCTAAAGTTTGTATTCTATTATTTAAACCTTTATGTTCTAAATACATAGCTTGTAATTCCTCTCTCTTGAAAGCGAAATCTTTTTTTAATTTATAGAGATCGCTAACAAGATTATAATGATTATCGCTTACTTTATCGACCATAATTAAAATGGAATTTCATCATCCATATCATCTATCTTTTCAACAGGCTTTGCGTGTTCTGGTGCAAATTGTTGAGCATGAGGTGGCATGGTTTGACTAATAGGTTTCATGCCATCTACATGAGGTTGTTGTGGTCTAGGTTTTACCATGACTAAACAAAATATTTGCTCTAAATTACTTTTTGCATATTTAGGTGGATTAGTGCTTTCTTGAACTTTAGTCATATATTTTAATACATACCCAGCTTGAACATATTTTTGTACTTCTGGTGTATGAAACCAATCATTAATTTGTGATAGGCTATACTTCCTCTTTGTTAAGCTACAAGTAAATTTAACTTTACTTGCCTCTCCACTATACTCATATTTTGGACTTTGGTTTCCTGTTGGAAACAATCTCATTGATAAACCACAAAAAGGTAAATCAAATTTATTTTGCTGATACATTTTTTCCTCGTTTTAGTTGATTGTATTTTCGTACTGACTCGTTAAACAATAACTCGGATTTATGACAACTTAGTAATCCAAGAAATGCTTTTAAGTGTTCCTTTTTATATAAGATATGTCTAGCCTCGAACTCTGCACCATCTTTAGGTAATCGAACTATATACATCTTATTGATCTTCTTTCCTGTTTGTTCTTCATAGGCCAACTTATATCCATGAAGTTGATGCACCATATTTAAAAACAAACCCTTAGAAGTTTTTATATCTATGAGCCATAGATTATTGTCAGGGTCTTTAGCAATTAAATCTAAAGTTCCACAAAATCCACGTTCAGAGTATAAAATCTTTTCGGACTCCACTACTTCTAGCTTATGTTTTGTCCAAAACCTTTTAAACTTATCAAAACAACCTTTAACTATGGGATCGCTTGGGTCAGCGAATTTTTCTCCTTTTAACCACATTTCACAAAATTTGTGAACCATAGAGCCAATGTTTAAAATATTATCTCCTTGTTTTTTTGCATTTGTTTTAGCATTTAAAACAATAGATTCTATTTTATCTATTGGTATTTCCTGACGTTGCATTTCTGTTTTGATAGCATTGACCATATTGCTTATCTTCCAATTTTCTAACATCGGACTTGCTAATTTTCCAAGCAAGGTACTCATACCAACAACGTATTGATCGTTGTGAATATAAACGTGTTTTTCTTGATTAAACTCTATCTTGTGGCCATGCTCTGTTGTTATTGTAGTCATGTTCTCTCCTTTTTGGTTGAAATGTTAAGTTATTATTGTCTAGAGGCTTTGTAAAGTAGTTAATATCAACCTCTAAATATTCAGATATTTTTTTAAGATTTCTATGTGGACAAGCATTATGGCCTCTTTCATATTTCTGAACTTGTTGAAATGTTACGCCAATTGCTTTAGAAACTCTTGATTGTGTTTTGTCTCTCATTAGTCTTATTTTTCGTATTTGTAATCCAACAATTTTATCAAAAATATCATCATTATCTTTTTCAGTAATATTCCATTGTTGGATTAGTTCTTTGATTGACAAATTGACTTCTTCAATTGTAGTATTTGTTCTTTTATTTATCATAAAATGCCCACTCCTTTTTTTTATGTATTGGCAGTTGATTAAATGATTCCTTAAAACATTTATTGCATAATAAACAATCGCTAAACAAGGAATCTGAGCCATAGAACCACGCAAGTTTTAAGGCATCTGTTTTAAAGCATTTAGCACATTGATAAGCTAAAATTTTATTTCTTGTTGATAATTTAGTCATTTATTTTATCTCCTTTTTTTAAATTATCTTTTGCCCATAATGGTTGAAGATTGGAATAGTGGAAACAAGCGAGTTGTTGAACTGGACAAGTTAAATCAAAAGAAGCACATGGTTTGATGTGATCTAAATGCCATTTGCCATAATTATCAAAACTCATTCCATCTACAAATTTACTTGAAATATAATTTTTAAACTCTGATAAAGAACAACCTAAAATATTTTTAGTTTTATCAGTTTTAGTGTAACCTTTTAAAACTGACCAAATCCTTTTTCTAGTATTTTCTAAAAACGCAAAATTAATATCATTTAATCTTCTTTTTTTACGATATGAATTTTTATAAAGTTTATAAACTTTAGTTTTTCTATATTTTTTTAGATAATTAGAAATATAATTAGGATTGTTTTTTAAATATCTTCTAGATTGATAAGTATTATAATTAATACCATATTCTATTTTAAAATTTTCTAACCATTCTTTTCTTTTATTATCTTTAGTTAAGTACACTATGACCTCGCTGACTAATACATTTTCTCATTAAAGATTCATAACGAGTATCCATCGTTGGACTTAGAACCCAATGACCAATATTAATAATAAAACTAGAATTATCTTTTGCAAGTTTTTCGCATAAGATT